CTGCATATTTTTTACTTAAATCTTCAGACATTTATTTCTCCGGAGTAAGAAAGCCCAGAGAAACTTTCCCTGGGCTTCTGATTATTACTTAACTACGTCCATGAAAGGTACAGTCGAGTCAGGGATCATAGTAGTTGGCAGCGCACCATTCCAGCGTTCGGCTTGGATCAGAGCAATCAGACCAGCGTTATCTTTCAGAGCTTCCGCCTTAGCCTTGATTGCGTCAGCTTCTGCTTCACCTTGGATACGAGTGGCTTCTGCTGCGGCTTTTGCTTCCGCAAGTTTAGAGTCAGCTGCAGCTTGCGCTTTGATCACAGTGATTTCGGCAGTAATCTTTTCACGCTCTGCGTTCTGCTTAACCTTCTGCACTTCGACTTCTGCTTCCATACGAGCGGCGATTGCGCGTTCATAGCCATCATCAAAGTCAATGTTTTCAATCTGGACAGATTCGATGATAATTGGCCCCTTGACTGATTCGATCAAGGCACTTGACACTTCATTTACCAATCGACCACGCTCGTTAATGGCAGTCACAGCATTAAAGCGACCAAACACATTCTTCACAGCTTGTGGTACTTGACGATCAAGCAAACGATTTACAACGCCTTCTGCACCGCCGTATTCAGCATAGATAGCTTCAACTTGGTCTGCTGGCAAACGATAGTTAACAGAGATCAAAAGACTTGCGGTTTGCTGATCTTTTGAGTAAGTCTGCACATTCTCATAAGCGCGAGCCTGAGACTGGACGCTGATATCAACAACAGAGTCGATCACAGGCATCTTGAAGCCAAGACCAGGTTCAGCAGTGCCTACAACAGCGCCGTTGCGCAACTGCACACCACGATAACCTTCACCTACAGTGTACCACGAGCCACCCAAGACAGTCAGGGCAACAAGACCAACAACACCAGCAACACTGGATCCAACAATAGCATTCATTCTCATTTTCCTTACATATCGATTATAACGATTTTTATCATTTTCATATTCTGCATAGTTTGTGTAGTCGCGACGTTCTGGTTCACGCATCAGTATTATCCTTCACAGTTTCATTTCCATTTTCATCAGTCTTGTAATCATACGGGTGAGGGATAGACTTAAAGGTAATATTTTGAGTTAACCAGTAAACTCCTGCACCAATCACGATAGCCACAGCAACAATACCTAGCGTTGCGTAAAACATCATCTTATTTCTCCTTTTTCATGACCAGTTTCTTTATTGGTTACATGCCTATTATAGCCTAAACGAACACATACGTCAACAACTATTTTTGATTAATCCCACAAAGCTTCGTAGTATTTTCCAAACAAACGGAATCCGTTACTCATACGTTCTTGGTGCGCCTTGAGACCTTCAACATCGTGTCGTTTGTATTTTGGCGGCCATCCTTTAGTGTTTTCGTCAAACTCGTAGTAGTCGCCTTCCCAATCGTAACGAGTCTTCTGTTCGAATGCCCAGACCATTTCGTTCATCACATAGTCCCAACGCTTACAAATCAGGTCGTCGTGATCTGGATGATCTTGATCATCAAGCGCTTCTTTATGGTGAAGTGATTCAGGAACATCAGCATCATCTACATAGGCAGAACCATGCTTCTTTTCTTTCAGCAACTTCAACATGGGGGAAACAATATGAGCAAGAGTGTCGTCCATGCTCCAAATATCGTAGTTATCGATGCGAACATTGATCTTTTGATCTGCACGCTTATCTAGAATCTTGTTGATGGTTACGTTATAGACAGACTGTAAGGCGTCTTCTGTTTTCTCTAGGAAGCGTTCAAAGAGATTGTTGTTGTCGATCCAGTCATGGTCGTACTTTTTGTTCATGTACTTGACATAAACGGTGCTGATCCAACGATGGCGATACGGTCCGATGTAGATTTTCATTAGCAGGTCACTTTCATAAAGGTTGGGCAGTGATTATCACCGCAGACATAACCCATAACTTTGTCAAGATACATACCACACTTGGGGCACTGTGGTTTTTGCCATGTCGTAGGTGATAGTGGGTCATATGGTATATGAGGTCGAGGAAAACTTGGTGTTTGCTCCATAGGCGGATAGTTGTGTTGCTCTTTAAACTTTTCGACCGCATCATTCAATAATTTAGTGATGTCTGGTTCTTGGACTGGCGCTTCTTCTTCCCATTCTTCAAGAGTTTCCATGAGTTGATATAAGCTCATGTCCTTGATATGCTGTCTGAATGCTTTCTCTGGCGTATCGCCATAGTAAAACGAAGGAATTTCATGTGGTGCTTGGTGTTTCATCCACCATTTTTTATATTGTGAATAACTACTCATTTTGCCAACTTTGCTTTGATGTTGCCACAACGCTCACATTGCAGCGTGTAACAAGGTGCAGTTCCACTACTCCATTCGTTATTATAGTTGACCACGGATGTATTGATAATTTTCCATTTGTGCCAGCATCCGCTGAACAAGAAGCCAATCAGTTTAAACATCAGTTAATATCCTCATCTTCCCACTCTTGGGTGTAGATCACATTCGAGGGGCGGTTATACATTTCAATTAGTGGTTTGATTTGATCCCGACGATACCCAGCACGACCACAACCAATAGGGGTCAGTAGAAATTCGTCATCAGGATGAGTCTCTGCATATCTCAAAAACTGGGCGATGTAAAGCTCAATCTGATTTAGAGGCAAAGTATTTAATTGCCTATCTTTAGTTGGCAAAGCATACGACATACCAGTGCGCCCCATACCAACACCATATTCTGCGCCATAATAGTTCATAGCATAAAGAGCTGCACCAGCGCCATGACGGCCAGCAAGGTTCGATCCAAATACAAAAATCTTAGTCATTCTTAGACCTCATATTCAAAAACTTGAGTTTCATATCCTTGGCTTTCATACCAATCGGCAATGTAATCAACAAACTTCGAATCGGATTCAACACGTTGACCGATCTTAGCCAAACCTTCGTAGATAGCAATCACATAACGTTTCATCATATATCCTTTGCTCATATTACATCTATAATATACTACAACTAGAACTAAACGTCAACAACTTTTTTACACAAAATGATCAGACGGGCAGCGTTGAACCAACATCTTTTGGTTTTCGCTTTGATCTGGACTTTACAATATCTGGGAATGCTTCCTTATTATTAATCTGAGTGATGTTGTTTGCATTTCTTAACCCAGCATTTGCGCCAATCAACAGCAATACAGCAAGAGGGTCAAACACGAAAATGATAATGAGAATCACTAACCTTACGGCATGTTCGACAGTCGCAGTTTCGGAATTACCATACACAATCTCAGCGACATACTTCAAGGGACCAATTTCAGTCTCAAGGGCGGATGTCTCTGTATCGATCTTCTGCTTTTCTTCAAGTAGTGAAGATACCAGTTCGCTATTTTTTGAGATTAAAGCATTCAAAGAATCACGTTCAACCTGTTGACTTGCACGAACCGCGACAGCACCACGTTCGCCATTGATACGTTCCGCATCAGTCAGCACTTGCACAACACTATCTAAATTAGCTAAAGTTTCCCTTGCAAATGTGATGTCCTGATTCGCAATATCAAGTTTCATCTGAATGGCGTCTAGGTCAACAACAGAGATAGAAGACTTGGACGACTGGTCGATATGCGCCTTCGACAGATAACCAAAGATACCGATGCTCGTGATAAACATCAAAACGGTCACAGCCAACATCAGGTAGTATCGAACAAAGCGTGGTGCGACAGTCCAGTTCTGATAGAGCCAAGAAGTCGTGACGACCTTAGCAACTTCGAGTGTAGAACCCATCACCACAATGGGCCAGAATGATGCCGCAAAGATTGCAGTCAGACCGATGATTGAGTAGTAGGCAGCAACGGCTGATAACGATAGCGATACCAGTAGTGCTAGAATGTTAATAAATTTCATTTTGATGCCCTTTTCAAATACACAAAGTTGCCATCGGTAATAAGATTTTCTATTCTAAGACTGATTGGTTGACCAACACCTGAAATGAATTTAGTCAGATATTGTATCATTCCTAGTCCATTTACCTTTTCCATTTGAGATTTCAATCCTGCTAGTGTACCACAATCAACATTGGCTTCGTGTAGCATATCTTTGTGATTTTCATAAAACTCTTCAATAGTCAAAGGTGACAGATGGTCAGTATCAATGTTTGCAATTCTGGCAACAAACACGTTGGCTTCTGTCGATCTACCTGTGTAAAAGAGTGCTACATTGGGTGTATTATCCAAATATGTTTCTAATTCGGATTCGTCTTTGAATCGTCTAGTTTCTACACCATACACCTTTTCACTGTTCATAAAGCATGGTGATGTTACTGGCAAGAAGTTGAGAGATTCAGGAAAGTAAGGTTCAAACGTAACTTTTGAAACTTTACTACCGTCTGCTTGGGTGATTTCCCTTGAATGGTTGAGGGTTTTAATATGCGCAAACCATGTGTCTTTTTCAGTCTGTGTTGTTGGATTATTCATTTTTATGCAGCCCCTTTGTTAACTACGTGATCGGCTCCAAAACTAGAAGCAAAGCTTTCTGGTTTCAGCTTAGGCTCTACTCCAGTCATACCAAGAACATAACCTGCAGCTTCGTTAGCCGCGCAGTTAGAACCTTGCTTTGGATCGGTAGAGATATCAAGGTGGATTTCGACTTCAAAACCGTCGATGAAAGGCAGAAGCTGTGAATAGAGTTCGCAGACCTTCATAACTTCGTTCATCATACGCATTTTCGGGCGTCCTGGCTTTGCGTCGTAGTCTATTTCGTGACTAATATTGGAAAAGATTCGACAACCGTTTTTACCGTTAAGATGAACAATACAAACAGTCGCAAATCGAGCCTGTTTAGTTTTATTCTTTACGTAGCGAACTGAGTCGCAACCAAGATAAATCTTAGTGTTTGACCCAACAGTAACGAGAAGGTTGACTAAATCTTCAACTTGCTTATCAGTAAACATCTTTATATTCCTTAACTTACAACAGTATTATACTATAAAAAAAGGGGCCAGTCAAGCCCCTTTTTCGATCAAACTGCGATTCCGAGCCTATCTTTTTGTATTATGTAATCTTTAACCATTGACGATCGAACAATATCGTTTTCGTTAAAATCAATAAACTCGAAGGATTTCATTCTCTTAGTGATCTCGATAAACTTATGAAGCCCACCTTTATCACTTTCTTTTGTGAAGTCGGACTGTCTGAAGTCACCGCTAAAAACGATTCGGCAGTTCTTACCAACTCGAGTTATAACAGAGTCTAATTCATGAAGCGTCATGTTAGCAATTTCATCAACAATAATGATACAGTTATTCAATGTAACACCTCTTATAAATGAGGTCGATATAAATTCAATATCATTTCTTTGTTTTAAGACCGTATAAGCGTCGCCTCTACCAAAAAGTTCAGAACAAATCGCGAGGTATGGAGCTTCGTAAATCTCAGTTTTTTGCTTTGGGGATCCTGGTAAAAAGCCCACATCCCTAGTAGGAACAACACTTCTAATAATTATAACTTTTTCGTATACTGATTCTTCTTCACAATTTAAAATTTCATCAAGGGCGAGATATAGAGAGATAAAACTTTTGCCTGTTCCAGCTATGCCATGTAAAACTAGATTTTTTCCCGAATCGTAAGCTTCGAAAGCAATCCTTTGGGTTTCAGTGAGGGGTGTGATATGTTTTAATTCTAACTGCCTCTTTAGCGGAGAGGGTTCTTCTCCGCTTAAACTTTTCTGTTGGCGTGACAATCTTCTTTGTTTTCTTGTTATTTTTTGAGATACAGCCATTTTAATTCCTTAAAAAGTATTAATGGTACTTCTGGTGATGCCCTTTGAGTTTTTCTTTTTGATTTCCTTAAGGATATCTTTGAACCCATCGTCTGGTTTACCCATACCTCGACCAGAACTTATCATGGGTGCGCCATGAACTAACTGTTTGATATTACTATTTTCTTTTAAATACTCCCCTAATTCGGAAACAGATATAAAAAGCTCAAACTCTTCTTCGGTATTTTCGTCTCGAAATTTGTAAGTTGGCACTACTGTTCTTCCTTGTGTTCTTCTTCTTCAATAAAATCCGAGAAGTCTTTTGTTTTTAAAGCACGTTCAAACCGCTTATTCTTTTTATCTAGACCGACAGCTTTTAGGCGACGTTCTTTTTCCCAATAATAATCGTTGTTTTTACGTTCAGTCTTCTTGAGCATCTTGTAATAATCCAGGCAGCGCTTCAGTGATGTGTTTAACCATAATACCTTTGATCTTGTTTTTATCTTTCACAGAGCAAAGCATTTCCGCATCAGCGGGGTCGAGACGTTCAAGAAACTCAATGAACATAATCTCACGTTTAGTTTGTTTAAGATTAGGATAGAAACCGTCAATAAAATATCTAACTTTTTCTGCTTCTCTTTTAAAGATGTGTTCCTGATCAACCAATTCATTTGGTTTATAAGGAGGCACGCCTTCGGGGAGAGCAAATTTAACGTTTGTGTCATACGCCGCCTGAATCATAATACGTAGAGCCAAACAATCATTTTCTCGCAACGCATCAATTTTTTCCTGCGTTGTTTTCATTCTGGAAATCTTGTTAAGGATTTCCGCAATACCAATTACCATTTTTTAGAATTCTCCAATACTTTCTGTTAAGTTTTTAAGCCTGTTTGCAATAAAATAGTTCATAAGCTTAGAACGATCTTTATTGTCCTGTGCGTTATAAGAGTCCATAACACCTTCCTTGATATTGTCAGGTGTATTACTCAAGTCAATCAACATTGCATTACGAATATAGTTTCGAGCCACCTCGCGTTCCATACTTTCTGGAGGTGTGCTAAGAATCTTTTCCATCTTTCGAGCGGTAAGCGGACGCTGACGTTCGCCAACAACAAAGCAGTTATCGTTCGAAAGAACGTTAGGAACACCATCGCCACTGTCACCCTTGAGGATCTGTTCTTTGAGATATTGTTCGGGATCGTTATGTGTGATCCAACGCTTACGGACTGGGTCGTATTGTTTTACGTTTGGCCAGATATGTAGCTGAATGAAGTCTTTGTCCCCAGACATGATAAGAATAGGTTCATCTTTAGAGAAATTGCGAACTAAAGTTCCAATCACATCATCGGCCTCAGCCGCCTCGATATCAATAACTCGATACGGAAAATAATCCTTGAGCTCTTGACGAATCTTGTTAAGAGTCTCAAAGATTGCATGCCAATCAAGGTCTGAATTTTGCTGATTCTTTCTGCGGTTCGCCTTATAATAAGGGAACAACTGCTTGCGCCAGTAGTTGGTATTGTCAGTGGCAATAACCACTTCACCAAACTCAGCGCCGAACTTCACTTTATAAGAGCGGATCGAATTAAGGATCATATGGCGAACCATATTTTCCTCAATCTTAGCATTGGTGTGAGTTCCAAGTTGCATCATCAAGTTAGAGATCATGACCTGGTTAAGATCAATTATAATCAAATATCACCTTTTGAGATTTCTGTTTCGATCATTTCAATATTTAGAGTATCAACAATCTTTAAAGCGCCTTCTTCTTCTGGGTCAAGCTCAAAAACTGCTTCTGATAGAGGTTGAAATGGATGAAAGATTCCATAATGTTTACATAAAATAGATCTAATTGCCTCAACAACTAGTGCACCATCTTTAATTGCGAAGGTTTCTTCTTCGTCTACGAGTTCAAATCCAGAAATCTCTAAGTTATTAAAGATCATCGGTGCAAGGTTAGCGATAGTTTCTTGAATATGAAAATGTTTCATCATATTCACGTTTTCCTGTATATCTTGCGCAGAAAGCCCATTAATCCTTGGACCTTCGTACTCTTTAGGAAACTTAATTACATTATTGGGATTCATCTTATATCCTTACTATACGCTCTTTTTAAACCTAAGTCAACTAAATTATTTAGGTTTATGACGTTCTATAGACGAACTGCGCTTTCGGGTATTCCCTTGACTCTACAGACGGGTATTTCTCGTGAAGTTCTTCAAGCATAACTCTCCACTGAGACGAAATCTTCTCGAGATTAAAACGAGAATCCGCATAAGTCTTGATGAAACGTAGATAATTCTGAGAGTTTTCGTTGTTAACAACATTGACTGCATGTTCAAGGTACTGATAGAAAATAGAAGCATGTTGGTTCTTGTTCTCGTCGAACTGATACATGCTTGTTAGTCCTGCGCTAGTCTCTGGAAGCGCACCGTAGTTAGGGTGAACGCACATAAGTCCAGCTGACATAGACTCAATTAGAACACGGCAAGAAGTCTCTTTCCAGATATTAGGATAAGCAAGAATATGCGACTCGGCCAAACGGCTTCTAAGGGTTTCTTGATCAGCGTATCCATGATAAGTCATTTTCGGAT